TCATGCCCTAAAAACCCGCTCAGCCTGCTCCCTCCAAGCCTCCCCCGCCAGAAAGGACAAATCGTAAAGGCTGACCGCCGAGGCTTCGCGTCCGCAAGTCAGCCGTTTCAGCACCTCCGGAGCGAGATAGGCCAAGCGCAGTTGGCGGCTGACGTGCCGTTCGGCCAACCCCACGGCCTCGGCCAGTTCCTGGATGGTGGTGAACTCACCTGTCTCCATGCGCCGCCGCCAGCCCCATGCCCGGCCGATGGCGCGCAGGATATGAGGATCTTGGGCCTGATCCTCGCTCGGCCGGTAGTCGGCAGGCGGCAGGATCTTTGGCCGCCCATTCTTCTTGCGAACTGTCAGGGGGATCAGCACGCGGATCGTGTCGTTGGGTTTGGTCATTCCGCTGCCTCCAGCCTGCGTGGCACCACCATCTCGCGGATGACTCCGGCGATGCCCTCGCGGCGAATGTCGACCTCGAGCCCGGCGGCGGTGACCGTGACCCGCCGCACCAGCAACTGGATGATGCGGGCCTGTTCAGCCGGGAAGAGTTGCGACCAGAGCGCATTGAACTCCTGTAGGGCTGCGATGGCATCCGCTTCCGATACCCCACCGCCATCGCGTTTCAGGGCCGCCAACACCTGCGTGACCACCTCCGGCGTTTGCAGGATGCGCCGAACTTCGGTCACGACGGCGTCCTCGACCATGCCGGCGGCCAGACGCATCGGCGCTGTTTCCTCGCCGGTCTCGCGGTTCCGGATCACGTCCATGGACACATAGTATCGGTAGAGCTTCGCCCCCTTCTTCGTACTGGTCGGCGTCATGGCGGCGCCATTTTCCCCAAAAATCAGCCCCTTCAGCAGCGCGGGCGTCTGCGCACGACTGTTGTTGGCCCGCTTACGGGGGCTTTCCTGCAGGATGGCATGCACGCGATCCCAAAGATCTGCGTCAACGATGGCGTCATGCTCGCCCGGATAGGCCTTACCCTTGTGCAGGGCCTCGCCGCGATACACCCGGTTGTTCAGCAGCCGGTAAAGGTAGCCCTTATCGATCAGCGTGCCCTGCTTGTTGCGAAACGCCTCACTGCGCAGTTCCCGCGCCAGCACAGTGGCGGAACCCAACTCGATGAACCGCTGGAAAATCCGTCGCACGGAGGCTGCCTCGGCCTCGTTCACTACCAACTTGCGATCCTGCACATCGTATCCAAGGGGTACATAGCCCCCCATCCAGATGCCGCGCTTGCGGGATGCGGCCACTTTATCGCGAATGCGTTCGCCGATGACCTCGCGCTCGAACTGAGCGAAGGACAGCAGGATGTTCAGTGTCAGCCGCCCCATAGATGTGGTCGTGTTGAAGGACTGCGTCACCGAGACGAAGGTCACGCCGTTCCGGTCGAACACCTCGACCAGCTTGGAGAAATCCATCAGAGAGCGCGACAGGCGGTCGATCTTGTAGACCACCACAACGTCGATCAACCCATCGTCGATGTCGGCCAGCAGCTGCTTTAAGCCGGGCCGGTCCAGATTGCCCCCCGAGAATCCTCCATCGTCATAGCGTTCGCGCGTAGCGACCCAGCCCTCGGATTTTTGGCTGGCGATGTATGCCTCGCAAGCCTCACGCTGGGCGTCGAGGCTGTTGAATTCCATGTCCAGCCCTTCCTCGCTCGACTTGCGGGTGTACCTTCGCCACCTTCCTCGCAGGCCGCTGGGTGGCCGCCATGGCGGTAGGCGCACTCTCTGTTCGTGGGCTCGCCACCACGCTGGTGGTTCTGAAAGGTGCACTCATCCGCACAGGCATCGGCGCCCTCATCGTCGGCGCAGGGGAACTGGTCTATTGGTTCACGCGGCTCGCCTCCGGCGCAGGCGGTTTTGGTGAAGCCATGCGGCTTTTGAAAGATGTCGCTGTCGAGGTCTGGGACCGGATCAAGATGGGGGCCAACGCGGCCGGGTCGCGTGCCACAGCCATGTTTTACGATCTCAAAGCCGATGCGGCGACCGGCATGGCTGGAGCCATCGAGAGTGTGGTCGCCTTCGGCAACACCACGGCGAATACCTTTGAGGGTGCGCTCTTGGCGGTCCGCGAAATCTGGTCGCGCTTGCCGGATGTGATCGGGAATCTGGTTTTCTCGGCGGCCAACCGCATGCTCGACGGGATCGAGGCCATGCTGAACGGCGCAATTCGCCGAATTGACGCCTTCACCGGGCGCATTCGGGATGCGTTGGCGGCGGTCGGCATCGAGACCACCTTCGGTCAGATCGGCGAAATCAGCCTTAGCGACATCCCGAACCCCTTTGCCGGAGCCTCCGTAGATGCAGGAACGGCTGCAGCAGAGGCCTTTCGCCGAGCCTTCGAGGATAACCCACTTACTGTTCCAGATCTTGGCCTTGATGGAATTGCAGCGGATGCACTGGAAACAGCCAATATTTACCGGCGTGCCGCCACAGACCTTGCGAACGGCGCGACAGCCCCACTCACCTCCTGGGGCGCGCTTCGTGAAGCCGTTGCGGGCACAGGTGAAGAAGGCGCGGCGGCGCTGGATGAGGCCACGGCTTCCGCGGATCGGTTGTCTGATGCAATGTGGCGTGCCGGTGGCGCGGCAGGAAGTGCCGGAGAACGGATCGCCACCGGTTGGCGCGCAGTCTCTGAATCTCTTCAGGCCTATGCCACGGATGCTCTGAACTGGGGCAAAGGCCTCGGCGAAACCCTGACCGGTGCCTTCAGCGGTGCGGAAAGCGCGTTCCGGAGTTTTGTTGAAACGGGCAAGTTTGACTTCAAGGGCCTCGTGCGCTCGATCCTGGCAGACCTCGCGGTTCTGTCATATAAGCGTGCGGTGCTGGGGCCCATCGCCTCGGCGCTCTCCGGCATCTTTGGCGGCGGGTCCGTCGCGGCGGCTGTTTCGCATGCGGGCGGTATCGTTGGGCTGTCGGGCCACACGCGCCAGGTGCCAGCGATGACCTTCGCTGGTGCTCCCCGGATGCATTCTGGCGGTTGGGCCGGTCTACGCCCTGACGAAGTTCCGACGATACTGCAGCGCGGGGAACGGGTGCTCAACCGGCGCGAGGCGGCGGACTATGGCCGGGGCGGCAGTTCTGGCTCGGGCGTGACCGTGAACATCGACGCGCGCGGGGCGCAGATGGGCGTGGCTGAGCAGATAGACGCCCGCCTTCGCGCGGCGATCCCGGAGATCGCCCGCATCGCCAAAGAAAGCGTGGCCGATGGCCGGCGCCGGGGTCAGGTGATTTGAGTAGATGGCCATTCCTCTCTTGCCCATAACGCTCGTGTCTTCACTCGAGCGGCGCCTGGTGACGTCTGTGGCGGAAGCCCGCTCGCCCTTTACTGGCACATCCCAGATCCAGGACTGGGGTGCCTCCTGGTGGGAATACCAGATCGAGATGGCGGTGACCCAAGGGTCTAATGCTCGGCGGCTTTCGGCCTTCTTCACCGCCCTTGGTGGATTGCGGGGTCGGTTCCTCTTTTCCGATCCTTCGATCGAGGTGCCGGCGGCGGCGGGCAATCCTTACGTGACCGAGGCGCAAGCTGCGGGAGCCTCCACCTTGCGCACGGCAGGTTGGGGGCTTGGGCTTCGCGCAGGGGATTTCTTCCAGTTGGGCGGAGATGCCACCACGCGGCTCTATCAGCTGACGGCGGATGTAGCGCCCGTAGGCAGTGAGGCGACGCTCGCCTTCGTGCCGCCGCTTCGGGCCTCCGTGCCGGTCGGCACGCTTCTAGGCCTCGATGCCCCGTCGGTCCTGTTGCGGCTCACGGTTCCAGTCCCCTCGGTCATCGGTCGGGCGGATCAGCATCGATTCACGCTCTCCGCCCGCGAAGCCCTTTAACCAGCAAGGCCCACTAATGAGTCGTGATCTCACAACCGCCTTCGCCACTGCGCTGGCTGATCAAAACCTCAGGCCGGCCATCTTCTTCGAGGGCCAGTTTGCGACGGGCTGGGTGAGGATTTGGTCTGGGCTGGGAGAAGTCAGTTGGAACGGACAGGCCTGGGCGGGGGCTGGGTCGCTTCTTGGCCTCGGGGCGATTGATGAAACTGGGGAGGTGGTGGCAGGCGGCACGGCCATCTCGCTTTCCGGCGTGCCGCTGGACCTTGTGCAGATGGCCATCGAGGAGGCCCGCCAAGGCTTGCCGGGTCGCATCTGGCTGGGACTGCTGGCTGAGAATGGCAGCATCATTGCTGATCCGGTTCAGGCCTTCTCGGGCCGGCTCGATGTGCCAGAAATCAAGGATGATGCGGATACCTGCACGATCACCATCAGCTATGAGAGCCGGCTCATTGATCTCACCGTAGCCCGGACCTGGCGCTACACCCATGAAAGCCAGCAAGTCTTGTTCCCGGGCGATCTCGGGTTTGAATACGTGACCGCAATCCAGGATCGCGAAATCACCTGGGGGCGGGGATAGACATGGCCCGCGTCGATCACTGGGAACGCCTACTAGCCGCAGCCATCGATACGGCAAGGGCTAAGCCTTTCGTCTGGGGCGTTCATGACTGCCCGACCTTTGCTTTCGAGACGCGCATGATCCTGACCGGTGGTGAGGATGTCGCTGCTCTTTGGCGGGGTCGCTACACCACGGCGCTCGGCGGCGAGCGTGTGATGCGCCGACTGGGCTGGGCCTCGCTTGAGGACATGGGTCGTGCGCTTCTGGGCGAACCACGCCCGTCCGTGCTTCTTGCTGGGCGCGGCGACATCGTTCTGGCGGACACCGGTCTTGGCTTCGGCATCTGCACTGGGGCCACGGCGGTTGGGATGGCCCCGGAAGGCCTCATGACCGTTCCACTGACCTCTTGCCAGCTTGCCTGGCCCATCTGAACACGGATCCACTCCATGCCCTTCATTGTGACAGCCGTCACCGCGATCGCGGGGGCGATCAGCGGCGTATTGGCTGCAGGCGGAATTGGTGCGGCACTTCTGCGGATCGGCGGCACGCTTCTGCTGTCCTATGCAGCGCAGGCCCTGATGCCAAAGCCGCAGACCACGATGCAGCCACGGACGGTGACGATCCGCGAGCCCGTCGTGCCGCGCGATCTTGTCTATGGTCGTACCCGCAAGGGCGGGGTCATCGTCTTCTTGCATTCCTCGGGGTCGGACAACAAGTTCCTCGATCTGGTCATCGTGCTGGCCACGCATCGGGTCAAATCGATCGGGGCCATCTATTTCGAAGGAGAAGTGGCGGTGAATGCTGCCGGGACCGCGAAGGGCCGCTGGGCCGGAAAGGTCCTCGTCGAGAAGAAACTCGGCACCGCCAGCCAGACCGCTTTCGCGGGCCTGAAATCCGCGCTGCCGGACAAGTGGACCGAGAACCACCGACTTCGGGGCTGTGCGGCCATTCGGCTGCGCCTCACCTATGACCAGGATGCCTTCCCAGGCGGGATCCCGAACATCACGGTGGACATCGAGGGCAAGGACGACATCTGGGACCCACGGACGCAAACCGCAGGCTATTCGGAAAACCCCGCGCTCTGCCTTGCGGATTATATGGCCAATTCGACCTGGAGCATCGGCGCGCGCATCGGCCAGCCAGACGGGATCGACGAGATGTCCTTGGTCGAGGCGGCGAACATCTGCGACGAAACCGTCCCTCTTGCTGGCGGTGGGTCCGAGCCGCGCTATGCATGCAACGGGGTGATCACCCTCTCGGAGGTCCCGAAGACCATCATCGAGGGAATGCTCTCCAGCTTCGCAGGCCGCTGCGCCTTCTCGAGTGGGTCTTGGCGCATCCATGCGGGGGCCTGGCGCGCACCTGATGTTGCGCTGACCTCGGACCATGTCCGCGAAGGCGGGCTGACGCTCGCTACGCGCGTGACGATGTCGTCGAACTTCAACGGCGTGCGCGGGCAGTTTGTCAGTCCCGAGAACGATTGGCAGCCGGATGACTTCCCGGCTTATGCCTCGGATGTTTACCTCGCCGAGGACGGGGGCGAACGGAAATGGCGTGATATCTCGCTGCCGTTCACGATCTCCGCGTCAATGGCGCAGCGGCTCGCGAAAATCGAGCTGGAGCGTGCGCGTCGGCAGATGACGGTGCGGCTGTCGGGCAAGCTCTCAGCCTGGGCCGCCACCGTTGGGGATGTGGTGACGCTGTCCTACGCGCGCTGGGGCTTTGCCGCGAAGCCCTTCGAGGTGCACGGGGTGAGCCTTGATCTGACGGCCTCGGGTGATGGCGCGCTGCTTTTGCCGGAACTGGTCCTGCGCGAGACCTCGCCCTTTGTCTATGACTGGACGGCAAGTGAGGAGCAAATCTATGCAGCTGCCCCACGGACGGCTTTGCCCAATGCCTACGACATCCCGGCACCCGGCGCACCGCAGGTAACTGAAGACCTCTATGTCACGCGGGATGGCGGCGGGCTGAAGGTTCTGGCCAAGATTAGCTGGGAAGCCGCACCTTCAGGATTTGTTGCGGCCTATCAGCTGCAAGGCAAACTTGCTGGCGCGGCCGACTGGATCGACTATGGCCGCACCGACGGCACTGCGCTTGAAATCCGCGACATTGCGCCGGGGGCTTGGGCATTCCGGGTCAAAGCCATCTCAGTTCTGGGTGTCTCCTCGCCCTGGCAGGAAACCCAAGCCGAAATCCTCGGGCTCACCGCCCCTCCGGCCCAACTCGAGAATGTGACACTGCAAACGGCGGGCGGGCTTGCGATCCTGAAGTGGTCGCGGTCGGCCGATCCCGACGTCCGCGTGGGTGGCAATATCGTTATCCGCCATTCCAAGGAAGCGACGGCAACCTGGGCCGACAGCTATTCGATGGACCGGGTTTCGGGCGGCGAAGCCATCGCCGTGGTGCCGCTCAAACCCGGCACCTATCTGGTGCGGGCTGAAGACAGCGGCGGCCGCGCCGGGCCTGAGACCCGGGTTTCGACCAAGGGCGCGCAGGTTCTGGCCTTCTCGGCCTTGGACTTCCTGCAGGCCGATCCCGGCTTCTTCGGCCCGAAATCTGGGCTGCAGGTCACGGGTTCGACCCTGACGCTGGCAACGGCAACCGCGAACGGCGTGACACAGGTAAGCACGATGGAGGGGCAGTACGGCTTTGCCGCTGGGCTCGATCTCGGTGCGGTTAAACGTGTCCGCCTGCGCTCGGAAATCGGCGTGGCGGCATTGGCACTCAACGATCGGATCGACGCGCGCACCGCCTTGATGGACACGTGGGCTGACTTCGACGGCTCGGCCGGCGCAGAAATCGATGTGCTCTTCGAGATCCGCGAGACCGATGACGATCCGGCGGGTGCCCCCGTTTGGAGCCCCTGGGGACGTCTCGACAACCACGAAATCGAGGCTCGCGCGGTAGAGGCGCGGGCGTTTCTCACGACGAAGGATGCGTCCTACACGCCCATCGTCAGCCAATTGCGGCTCTATGCCGATGAGGTCGTTTGATGGCGCAGACATCCAACTTCGTGATTGCGAACGACGCGGGGGCGGCCGTTCGAGCGCGCATCAATGAGGTGATCGCCGCATTGCAATCGACGAGTGCCGGGTCCTCGGCACCAACAGCCACGGTTGCCGGTATGCTCTGGGTCGATACCTCGGTATCGCCGCCGGTGCTGCGCCGACGAAACGCCACCAACACAGGTTGGGACGCGCTGCTGGATACAGCGGGCAATCTGGCGGGACTTGCCAACACGGCCGTGGCGCGCACGAACCTTGGCCTCGGGACAATGGCCACGAAATCCGCAGCTGACTACGACGCGGCGATTGCTGCAAAAGCCGCGCTGTCCGGGGCAACCTTCACGGGCGTCGTGACCGCCCCGAACTTTGTTTCCTCGTCAGATGCCCGGTTGAAGTCGGAGGTCGAGACAATTGCGGACGCTCTGGCCTTGGTCAGTGCTCTGCGCGGTGTGCGCTTCACCATGGATGGCAGCCGCCAGATCGGCGTCATCGCCCAAGAATTGGAGCCGGTCCTGCCCGAAGTCGTGCGGGTGGGCGAAGCAGGCCAACTCTCGGTCGCTTACGGCAATATCACTGGCCTTCTGATCGAGGCCGTCAAGGAACTGGCCGCCCGGGTGGCGGCGCTTGAGGAGGCGCGCCCATGAATGATGGTGGGTTCATCGATATGATCAACTCGGTCTTCGGTGGGGCGGTCACCACGCTGATTGGAGCCTTTACCGGGCGGCTCATGTGGCATTCGGGCGAGGTGAAGCTCGGCAACCGCCGCTTCTTCGGCAAGGAGCTTCTCTGGGAAATCCCCGTCGCCGTCGGCATGGCGCTCATCGGGGAGGCGGCCGCGCGTTACATGGGTCTCTCGCAACCGGTCTCCACCGGGTTCGTGGCAACCCTTGCTTATCTGGGCCCACGTGGGGCGGAGGCGCTGCTGGCCTCTTGGCTCTGCCGCAAGAAGTAACTCGCTACCATTCACAGAAATCCTGCACGCCGTCCCGATCCGGGGCGGCGTTTTCCTTTGCATGGGAGAGAACCATGACGCCATTCGACATCGCCCAAAGCCACATCGGGACCACAGAAGGCCCGGGCCCCGCCGACAATCCCGTCATCATGGAGATGTATGCCTCCGTAGGCCACGATTGGGTTGAGCATGACTCTGTGGCCTGGTGCGCCGCATTCGTCGGGCATTGCCTTGAGCAGGCCGGGATCAAATCCACCCGCAAGCTGACGGCGCGCTCTTACCTCGACTGGGGCGTGCCCATCGACGTGGCAGACGCCCAACAAGGCGATATTGGCGTGATCCCCCGCGGTTCGTCCAGCTGGCAGGGCCATGTCTTCTTTATCGACCGTATCGAGGGACAATGGGTCTGGGGTCTCGGCGGCAACCAAGACGACGCCGTCAATGTGAAGCGCTACCCGGTCTCGAAACTCCTCGGTGTGCGGCGCGCCGGGAATGTTGCGCCTGCAGTGACGCTGTCGGTGGAGGCGGTTCAGCAGCGGTTAAAAAATCTGGGCTATCACGAAGTCGGCCAAGTCGACGGAAAAGTGGGGCAACGCACCCGCGCTGCGATCTTGGCCTTCCGCAATGACAATAGCTTACCGCTGAGCCCCATCATGGATGTCGCGCTGACCGAGGCGCTGGAACATGCCACGCCGCGGGACATCGCCCCCGAGCGGGCTTCTGGCGTCCCCACGGATAGCCGGATCGTGACGGCGGCCAATGCGCAGATTGGTCTCGGCGTGATTGGCGCTGTGGGATCGATTGGCAGTCAGATCGCCCCTGCGCTCATGGAGGCCGAAGAGGCCCGAGACATGGCCAGCCGCGTGTTCACCTTGATCGGGCTGGAAAACTGGCTCTCCGTCTCCCTGCCTTGGATCGGCGCGGCCGTGTTCGTCGGCGTCGTCATCTATGCACTCCGTGCGAAGGCGGCCCGGATTGACGACTATCGCACGGGGAAAACGCCATGATCTGGGTCATGATTGTCGTCTCTTGCCTTGCAGGGGATGACCAGCCTGTCTGCACCAGTGGCATCAGCCAAAGCCGCTACGCACACTTCACCGACTGCGAGGATGCCGCGGTCCGCACACATGATCACATCCGGGCCATCGCTGATGCGCGAGGACAATCCGTGCTGCTGCTCGATACCCGTTGCTTGGCCCTCTCACCGGGGGCACCCGCATGAGTGCCATCCTGACTATGCTGTTCGCGGGCCTTGGTCGACGCTTCGCCTATTGGGGCGCGATTGTTGCAGCCGTTGGCGTCGCAGTCTGGATCCTGCTCCGGCAGGGCAAGCACGCCGCAGAGGCCGACCTCGCCATCCGCCGCGCCGATGCCCGTGTCCGCGCGCTGCAAACGTCCAAGGACATCCGTCATGACCTTCAAAACACTGATCATACCGATCTTGAGCGTCGGGCTGACCGCTGGATGCGCGATTGATCCGCGAGGGCTGCGCGACGATTGCGATTGGGCTGAGCCCATTCGTCCGTCCCGTCAGGATGTGCTGAGCGATGACACTCTGGCCCAGATCGTTGCCCATAATGAAGTCGGCGCGCGGCTCTGCGGGTGGCAGCCATGACCGTGGCCACTTTGAGCGAAGGTCCGGCGATCCTCGTTGGTTATGCTTGGCGGCTGCAGATTGAGGCAGAGGCACCGGTCTTTGTCGAAGGCGCAAGCTATGCCGGCCATCTCCGCCTTAAACCCAGTGATCCGACGCTGCTGGCAGAACTCACAAGCGCTGACGGCGGGATACAGCACGTCACAGCAACTGTGTTGGAACTGTCTTTGACACCCTCCCAAACAGCATCGCTCACGCCCGGCCGCGTGGTGCTGGACTTGGTACGCACCGATCTCGAGCCAGACCTGCACTTGGGTTTCTTTCTTGAAATCCCCGTGATGCTGCCGGTGACGCGAGGGCTGAGCCCATGAGTGAAGCGATCTGGCAAACAGGCCCGATTGCCATCACTGCGCCGATCAAGGTGCGCGTCGTAAACGGGCCTTTCCGCATACGCCTCGGCGGACAGCCTGGACCGCAGGGTGCGACCGGCCCCCAAGGCGACAAGGGCGATCAAGGTGATCCGGGCATCACGATCCTGCCCACCGACGCCCCCATCAATGGAGGATTTTTCTGATGGCCAATACGATCCAGCTCAAACGCCGTGTTTCGGGCGTGGCAGGTGCTCCTGCAGCGCTTAAGTCCGGCGAACTGGCGCATAACGAAGTCGACAACACGGTCTATGTCGGCAAGGGCGACGACGGCAGCGGCAATGCAACCTCCATCGTCCCCGTTGCAGGGTCGGGCGGCTTTCTGGCGCTGGTGGGCACGCAGACTGTAAGTGGGGCGAAAACATTCTCGACCGCTCCGAAGTCTAGCCAAGATGCCAGCGGCGGGACCGACCTTGTCCGCAAGTCGCAGGTCGACAGTCTGCTATCAGCCAAAGCGCCCTTGGCGTCACCCACCTTCACAGGATCGCCCACGGCGCCGACGGCGGTCGCGGGCACGGACTCGACGCAGATTGCAACGACGGCCTTCGTCAATCAGGCCATTGCCGGCTTTGGCGCCGGCGACATGGCAAAATCCACCTATGACACCGACAATGATGGCAAGGTGGATGCCGCGGAAGTTGCTGATGCCGCTCCCTGGGCCGGGATCACCGGCAAGCCTACGAGCTTTACGCCCTCCAGCCACAGCCATTCGATCGCGCAGGTCACGAGCCTTCAGGCAGCGCTGGATGCAAAAGCGCCGCTGGCCTCACCTGCGCTCAGCGGGACACCGACGGCCCCCACTGCAACTGCCGGCACTAACACCACCCAGATCGCCACAACCGCTTTTGTCGCTGCGGCAATCGGGGCGCTCATTGATGCCGCGCCCGGTGCCATGGACACGCTGAACGAGCTAGCCGCAGCTCTGGGAGATGACCCGAACTTCGCGACCACGGTCACCAATGCGCTGGCGAGCAAACTCGCCGCGGCCTCGAACCTCTCTGACCTGCCGAACAAGACGACAGCGCGCTCAAACCTTGGGCTGGGGTCCATGGCTACGCAAAACGCAAATGCCGTCGCGATCACGGGTGGCGCAATCAACGGCATCACTCTCGATGGTGGGACCTTCTGATCATGGCAAACACCGTATTGGTAAAGCGCACCACCGTTGCAGGCCGGGTGCCGACAGCGGCGCAACTCGCTGCTGGTGAGTTGGCGGTAAATGTCCCCGACGGCAAGCTGTTCCTGAAGCGTGTCTCTGGCGCCGAAACCGTGATCGAGCTCGGACAAACTGGACCGCAAGGACCCGCAGGACCGGCTGGTCCTCAGGGCGTGACCGGGCCAACAGGTCCTCAGGGTCCAACGGGCGCCACAGGACCGACACCAGCGCATCAATGGTCCGGCACCAGCCTGCGATTTTACAACGGGTCCGCTTGGGGGGCTTACGTCAACCTGAAAGGTGCCACCGGGGCAACAGGTGCGACGGGAGCCAAGGGTGATACTGGCGCCACCGGCCCGACAGGACCCCAGGGACCTGCGGGTCCCACGGGTGCCACCGGGCCTACGGGTCCACAAGGCCCCGCAGGAGCAGACGGCTCCCCAGACACCGCAGCACAGGTGCGTGCCAAACTGGTGACGGTGGATGGGTCTGGGTCGGGAATTGACGCCGATCTGCTCGATGGCAGCCATGCCAGCGCTTTCGCCCTTCTCAGCGGAGCGACTTTCTCTGGCACGGTGACAGCACCGAACTTCGTCTCGTCTTCAGATGTGCGACTCAAATCTGACATCGAGACCATCGTGGATGCGCTGGCCAAGGTGCGAGCGATCAACGGCGTCACATTCACCATGGCGGGCAGTGACGCGCGGCAGATGGGCCTCATCGCACAAGAGGTGCAGGCCGTCGCGCCGGAGGCCGTGGTCGAGGCCGAGGGCGTGCTGCGTCTGGCCTACGGCAATCTCGTGGGCCTCCTCGTCGAGGCCATCAAAGACCTAGCTAAGCAGGTCGACCAGCTGAAAAGGACCGCGCCGTGATCGAGACCGGACTGCATGTGATATACAATACGGGCTCGCGGCTGCATTACGCCGTCGATGTGCAAGAGAGTTATGCGGGGATCGCGGTATTTGCTCCCTGCGATGCCGGCGAGGGGGTCCGAGACGGCGTCGGGGTCATGAGTTGGGCCACCCTCGCGGCAGACCTCGCGACACCATATGATTATGCCGATGGCGCGGGTTTCGTCGATCTGCGCGGCAACGGGATCTTCGTTCCGGACCTGCCGGGCTGCCCGCATGGCGGGATCTACAAGGGGCGCTCCTACGTTTTCCCAGACGGGATGCGCGGTCATGATGAAATCACCGATCACGCACTGATCGACATCATGACCGACAATGCGGGGTTTCCACAGCCTTGGCGCAACCGCTTCGCCCAATCTGCGCGCGAGAAGGTCGACCTGTCGTTTCGCCATCGTGCGCGCACACAGGCTGCAAACGCCCTGGTTATCTTCATGCCAATCAAGGGGCCACTATCTTCGGCCCGGATCGAGATCCTCTGCAATCAGGAACCGATCCTGCTGAACGGCACCACCGTCGCGGGCCGGATTGATGACGCAACGATCCCGAATGACGGTCAGTGGTTCAAGCAGTTCTATTTCCACGCGGTGGCGACCGAGACGGTGATCCTGCCCGCGGGAGGGCGGTCTCATGTGCCGATCGCGCTGCGCTGGAACAGGGATGGCTCGCCTTGTGCCCATGAACTGGCACTGAAGCTCGAGAGCGACGCCGGCTATCTGCCGAAACGGCGGCTGGTGACGGACATAAATGGAGCGGGCAGCTTTCCCGTCGAGGCGCTGGGGCTCAGCCCGGGCGACCAGATCGCGGTCAAGATCAACACCGAGCATTATACCGCGATCGGCAAGATCATCCTGGAGGTCGTGTGATGGAAATTGCCACCACGACCGAGTTCCAGCTGATCTACCCGGCCTTCGTCATGCATAAGCACTGGGAAATGCCCGACGGCTTCAATAACCGTTTGCACGCGTTGGCGGCCGCGGACGCGATCGCAAACCGCATTCAGGATGCCGGCGACCTCCGCAATGTCGGAGATGATACCAACCATCTCGGCCATCTGCGTCACAACTTTCTGATGGCCCAGCGCGACCCGGCGATTGCGGTTCTGGCGCAGATGGTTGCCGCCGGGGTGAGGGAATATCTGCAGCTCGCCTATGGCTATGACCACAGCGGCGATATCCGGATGATGTCGGACACCTTCTGGCAGCGGCGGGCCGCCCGAGAAAACGTCGGGATCAACGCCCACACCCATATCCAAACCGACATCGTATGCACTTATTACCCGCGGGTCGTGCTCGACGCCGATTGTCCCAAGACCTCGCTCCATCGTGGGGCGGTGCGGTTCTACGATCCGGCCAATGTCGGCAAACGGCTCTGGCCCTGCAACAATCCTGACACCTATGTCGGCGGCTGGTATGCGGTCGAGCCGCGCACGGGCTCCATGCTCGTCTTCGAGGGCCATGTGCCCCACGACAGCACCTACTTCGAGGGCGAGGAGCGGATGTGCATTCCGGTCCTCTGTTCACTCGAACTCCCGAATTCCCACTGCAAGGCCGGGCTCAAAGAAATCCTGGCCCATCAGGCGCAAGGAGGCACCCATGGCCTATAAGGTCGGAACCACTATTGTGATCGACGACAGCGGAAATGTAGACTGGTCGCGCATTGCCAACAAACCCGCGATCGGCACGGGCGACATCAGCTCCGTATCTGTCAGCAATACAACGCCCACATCAGGGCAAAGCCTTGGCCAGCTTCTTTGGCAAACCTGCGGGGGCGGTGCCTGCACGTCAAACTGCTATGTCGGCTCACTCTCGGGCGGCGGTAGCACCGGCGCGGTCACCATCACAGGGAACCGCCAATTCTTCAACTGCAACTGCAACTGCCGGTGCTGACGATGGAGATCCGCAGCACGAGTATCGACCTTTGGCCGACGCGGGTCACGTTCTTCGAGACGCCAGTCGACTGGGTGGTAAACAGGCAACTGGCCGACGAGGCCATCGCCGCCGTCGAAGCAACCGGCAGCGGGTCGATGGCCAATGCAGCAAAGCGACGTGTGCGCGGCATACTTGAGAAAAGCGCTGCAGGTCCGACCCTGAAAGTCCATCTCTTCGCCTGCGCGCGTGCCGTCCTCGGCCCCTGGGCTCAATATCTTGACTCCGATCATTGCGAAAACCGCGCCCTCGTCATCGAGCCCGGCGGCTTCATCTCGACCCACAAGGACAGCCGCGAAGGCGACCTGACCTGCGTCCACTTCCTGACTGGCAGTGGGACAGGACAGGCGGTGAACAGCGTGGGGACCCCTCGCTTCGTGATCGAGGACCCATCGCGCTACTTCGACGAGGGACGACTGCCCTTCGAAGCGCGGCATGGCTTTGCGGTCAACCCGCGGCCGGGTCTCTCGGTCTTCTTCCCCTCTCATATCCCCCATAACCAGCACCCCTATGAGGGGAGCGCGCCGCATGTGCAGGTCGTCGCGAACTTTCGCGTCAATCTCCCCGTGGCAATCGAGGAAAGGCTGTTCGACTGATGTGGTTCGATTTGACACTGGAAGCGCGTGACGGCAGCCGCCATCACGTGCGCTACAACCCGCACACCTCCGAATGTGAGGGGCTGCCGCTGCCGGTCGAACCTGGCATCTTCGCGCCAGTGCCGCGCGTGGCCAAGGACAAGCCCCTCGGAAAATCTCGCGCACCCCGCGTTTTGAAAATCCAGCTTGGGCTCTCCTGCAACTATTCCTGCAGCTACTGCAGTCAGGCCTTCCAGATCGCCGATGCCACGGTCTCCAAGCTGGCCGATGTCGAGCACTTCCTGACCCAGCTCGACAGTTGGATCACCGACGCCCCGGAAAAGATCGAGCTCTGGGGCGGTGAACCCTTCCTTTACTGGGCCAAGATCAAGCGGTTGATCCCGGCGCTGGCAGAGCGCTTTCCGGCGGCGCGCTTCTCGATCGTCACGAACGGCTCGCTCCTCTCCCGCGAAAAGCTGGATTTCATCGCGCAATACGACATTGAAATCACGATCTCACACGACGGGCCTGGTCAGCATCTGCGCGGGCCGGATCCGTTCGACGATCCTGACCAGAGCCACTGGATCCAAACCCTGCTGGCCGAGCGCCCCGAAAAGACCGGGTTTAACGCGGTTCTGACGCGCCAGCATCATGACCTTCGGGCCCTCAAGGCATGGTTCGCCGAAAAAGTCGGGCCGGACATCTTCGTCGGGCTCGAGGGCGTCGTAAATGTCTATGACGCAGCGACCGCCATCGGGACGGGGCGGTTCGAGCCTGCCGAACTGAACAGCCTGACGCGGTCGATCTTCGAGGCGCTGGCAGAGGACCCCAACGCCTTTGGCCTCGGCGAGCGCATCAACGAATTCTATTCTTCGATTCAGCGTCGGCGGCCCATCGAAGCGCTTGGCCAAAAATGCGGGATGGACAGCCCCGACGCCATTGCCGTCGACCTGCGCGGGAACGTCATGACTTGTCAAAACACCGGTGCGAAGGGGGCGCACAAGATTGGCCATGTTGCCGACTTTGACGCCATCGCGCTCGATACCGCGACGCATTTTGCCTTCCGGGACGAATGCATGTCATGCCCCGTCGTTCAGCTCTGCAAAGGGTCCTGCATGTTCCTCGAGGGGGAGTTCTTCAAGCAGAGTTGCGCCAACGAGTTTGCCTTCAACATGGGGGTCATGATGGCGGCGGTCTGGCATTTGACGGGGATGAGGGTGGTTGGGGTGGAAGGGATTGCCGGTTGCGGCGCTGCTGATCATTGA